AACCAACGGCGGGGTAAAATAAAAGCACCTATGCAATCAAATGCAAGGGTGCTTAGTCTGCTTTATTTTTGTTGTCTTCAACCTCAATAACAAAACCTCGGTCAATAAGGCTTTTCGCTCGGTCTTTGGTACATTCAAAGACTTCATTGACAGGTCTGTTGATAAGACCGTTCATTTTATCGTTAAACGACACAACTACTTTTACTTTCATTTTGTCACCGCCTTTCTGATTTTGGGTATTAAAAAAGCACTCAATCTGATTGATTAAGTGCTAATCTCTGTATTAAATTCACGCATAACAAAACCGCCCACAAGGAGCGGTTAGTCTTCTTCCAAGTAGTCAAATTCACTCGACATTGAGCGTTCTTTTTCTTCGTCTGTTAATGTAGAAAGAAATTCTTCCATACATTTTATTTGCAATTCAATAGGTCCGTCGATAATTGCGTTTCTTGATTTATTTTCTTCCACTCCAAATCACCCCAGCTTTTGATTTATTTAGCAAAGTTTTAACAAATCTATCTTTTTCCTCATCGGTTTCCTTAACCACTATCTTCTTATACAATCTATTACACTCAAGAGCAAATCTATTGTTGTCAAAATCATCGGTTTTAGTTAAATATTCAACTGTGCCGTTGTTTTTTACAATAGTAATTGTTCTAACATTTTTATTTGCAAATACATCCAAATCGTTCATAGAATAACTACTGTTTCTCGGATGATTATGTAAAATAGTTAAATTTTTTCCTTTTGTCTCCAAGTATGTGCCAAAGTCAATTTTTTCATCAGAACCTGTAAATGGTTTATAGTCAACCAATCCGTCGCGAAAAACAAATGCAACTTCTTTATTGTCATTTTGTTCTTTTGAAAATTTCAAAAGTTCCTTATGTTGTTTTTGAATTTCAACCCTTTGTTCTTCAGAATATCCGGCAATATCAACTTTCGGCACTCGCTCGATAGCTTTATCTGTTATTGGCGTAATAGGCTTTTTATTTTCCTCTTTTATTATACCACTACCGCCCGATTTTTCAACACCGAATTTACCTTTAAAGGTATGATTTTCTGTGTTTTTAATCGGCAAAGAAGTAGTTTTTATTCCGCCTATCGGTGAACTGGCTTTTTTAGGCTTTGTAATACCCTCAACGCTGCTGCCGCCAACCGTTACCCTGTCCCATTGTTGAGAAAGTCCGACGCTTTTTGAGAAGTTCACATATTCATCGGAAGTTTTTACATATCTTGCACGAGCGTTAATTATTGCTTGCTCGTCAGCCCCGCCTTCTTCAAGCAATTTTATTTTCTGCCTTTGTGCCCGCATTGTGGTTTCAAGTCTGCGCTGTCTTTGGGTTGCCTCGTACTTTGTGTATGTCTTGCCGTTGTATTCTACAGGCTTGTTTTCCTCTGCGTTCATCTTGTCGAGCTGTTCATCTGTGTATGTGCGTGGAGTTATGCCGGGAGTGAAAGGCGAATATGAGTGATAGCAGTTTGCGCCGCAAAGTCCTGTTACCGTGCCAAGTCCGCACACGCTCTCGAGTTCTTCCTTACTGTACACTCTGCCTTGCCACACCTGATGGCTCGGCCTTGCTCCACTGTGCCACGATACCTCAAAGTAATTTGTGCCGAGTTTTTCGGCGTTTTCCTCATTGATTTTGCCCACAACCTGATTCAGTCCTGTTGACACCGCACGCCTTGCCGCAACGGTAACTCTATTGCTGTGACCGCTTGCATAGTCAACCGTACGCAATCCGCTGTTTGTCATTTCGGTTACGGTTTTTTCGAGTACGGTATTATAATCACTCGCACCGCTTGCAATTTCCGTGACGGCTTTATCAAGTGTTTCTTGATAATAGTCTGCAACGGGAGTAAAGCCCAAACTGCCGTCAGGCTGTCGCTTTGCAAAGCCCATTGACTGTGTAATGTTTTTACATTCGTTTTGTGTCTGCTCTTGTACGGCCCTCACAAATTGCTGTAGTGGCTCGTTTTCTGAATATGGTATAAACTCCTTGCCTTGTTCAATAAAAGCACTCTCCGCCTCGTTATATCCGCTTTCCGTTATATTTGTAAAGATGTTTTCAACTTCTTTATCGCTAAGGTTAAGTGTCCTTGCGACAATGTCTTTGATTCGCTTTTTGCTTGTACCTAAATCGTATAATCTGCTCATTTTATAGCCTGTTGACGGTATAATCTCCGCAGCTTCAAGTAACATTCTTACTATTTCCGTCATTATGCTCATTTGCAGGCTGTCAAAAATTTGCTCGAGCGCAATCGGGATTGCCTCTGTAACTTCGGGAGTAAACATCAGTCAACAACCTCCGAGGACTGCGGCAGGTTCTTTTTTGCTGTCTTTTCGTCCTCTCCGTACCATTTCATACGATACTCATCAGGTCGCATAATTCCAAGACTCAAGTCCTGAATATCCTGTGTGCGTTCGGTCTGTTCATCGGTGAGAATACTGTCCTTAAAGTCACAAACGAATGTGTAACCGCTTGTTGTCAGCGAATTGTAAAAGGCGAGAGCATACACCAAATCGTCAAGACAATATTTAAGCTGTTTCTGAATTGCCGATACAGTGTTGTACTTTCGGTTCTTAGCCGATAATATCTCCGTAGCCGTCTTTGCGACAGTGTCGGGGTCGGATAGGTCGCCATATGCAAGACCGACCGAAAATTCAAGTCTGCGAAGATATGTATTTAGCCCGTCCGTAATATCAGATTGACGAATTGCAGGAGAAAAATCTTTGAACAATTCATTATCTCCGAGGTCAACATCTACAGCTTTGTAAAGTCTTTTGTTGAGTTTTTCAGTACCCTCTTTCTTGAAAGCTGCGGCATCAACATGTATTGCCCTTTCGCCGCTCTCAAACTCCCAATCAAGTCTGCCGAATTGTGTGTCTATTTTACGAATAAGATTTATGTCATTTGCGTAGACAGAAACACCGCAAGATGAGCCGTCAATCGTATTTTTAATCGGTGTGCGAAAATAACCGAAAGCAGGGCGGAGCATTGCAGGGTATGTAACAGCATTCGGCAGGCTTGCCCACTCGTCAACTGCCGCAAGCGGAATTTCTCTTCCAAGTTGCCCCTCACTTGCAGACACATAAGCAGTGTTGGTAATTGTCAATCCCTTTTCGGTATCAAGGCTGTGATACTCAAGCCTTGTGTAATAGTTGTCGCCGATCTTCTTAAATTCAGGAAAGATGACTTTTACAAGCCTATGCCTTGCGTCAAATTCAATCGGCACAAAGGCATTTGCGGAAATATACTGCACCTTGTCGCCGCCTAACGGTTTAATCACCATTGCGCCTGTTGCAAGTCCCGACTGCAATTCGGAGTTAAGGTCTTCCGTTGCGGTTTCAAAGATTTTCTGCAATTTGTCATTGCTTACGCTTGCTGTCATTTCGTTAAGCGTGATGTTTGCAAACTCCCTTGTGATTGACTGCTCAAGTCTAAGGCTTATTACATCGTCATTAAGCCAAGGGGCATTGCCCGAAAAGCAGTTTTGCCAAAGCTCAATACTTGAGAGCATATCGTCTGTAATTGCAGGCTTAATGCCAAGTGCCTGCTTAATATCTTTCAGCGGAAACAACCTCTGCCACACTCCTTTCATATAGTTTAAAAATTGCATATTACACCGCCCTTATAAATCTTTTCATATCCCGCTCAAATGTGTATTCAAAACCGTCAAGGCTGTCGATGTCGGTTGAGCCATCGTCAAGTCTTTCGTCAACAAGTTTTTTATCGTTCCAAACAGCCTCACAAAGAGCCGTTTTCAGCGTGTCGCAGCCGTCAGTGTAAAAGAACCTGCCTGCACCCATAAGCCGCAAGGTGCATTGAATACGGTCTTGTACAGGACATTTGCGTGCCGGTCTGACTATCGTATTTGGAAAATGCTCCTCAAACGCTCTTTTAATTCCTCGACCGAGTACAGTTTCGGCATTATCCCAATACACAAAGTCCACAACACCGCATAAATCAAAAACAGACTGTGCAAAATTAATTGCCAGCCTGTCAATATCGTTTCCGTCGTATTCACCGAAGTGTCGTTCGCTTTTCAACGCTATTAAATTATTGTAGCCTCTTGCCTTTGCCGTCGCCACAAATGCGTGGCCCGATTTATTGCCGCCAAAGTCAATGCCGATTGTCACTTCTTCAAGTTCCGACTTCAAAAACTGCCTGTACGGTAAATCCGTATTGATTTTGTCGGTAATTTGACAGTAAAATTTTTTGGGATTATCGGCAAATCGGCGGTAAATAGCCCCCTCGGCACGCACCCACTTGCCGAGAATAAGACGGTCATAGAAAATAGTGCCCTCATATTCATTGCAAAGGTTCTTCACAAACTCCTCGGATAAGAATTTATTATCAAAAATCGTGTATTCCTGCAAATAAATATCTGCGTCACTGTCTATGAATTTCTTGAGCCAGTGCGTTGGGTGTTCAGGGTTTAAACTGCCGTCAAAGCACGAATAAGGCTTGTCAAGTCGGGATTTAAGCATATTGAAAACATCTTCGTTCCACTTTGCAACCTCATCACCGTAAATATATTTTGCCGACGCACCCTGAATTTTAGCAACCTGACTGACCTTTTCCGCACCCAAACAGTACACATCTTCACCGCACACTTTTGCAATGTTTCGGCTGTTAATCGTACCGACAACATCAGAGGTGTAACGCTCTCGCATAGGCTGTAAAACATTTCGCTCGATTGTTTCCTTTGACACTCCGATGATAAAGCACAAACCGTCTTTACCTATTCGCTCTCGAATACGCATAGGCACAATACAGGTGACATCAACAAAACTTTTGCCCGAACGCACCGCACCGCTTTTTATGTTCCAACGATGTGTAGCGTTTGCGATATATTCTTTTTGTTTAATCGTGTACGGCATTGTTTGTGCTCCTTTCTGCGTCATCTTTGATTTCTTTCAAAATGCTGTCGAGCTTGTCGAGTGCGGTCTTGTCGGTTTCCTCTTTTTGCTTATCCCGCCACTTGTCGGGGCGACGGTTTTTCAGCCAAAATATTTGTGCCGTTGTGTTGCCCCCAAGAGCAGAGGATAACAACGCATTTTCGACTTCATAGTCCACAACCTCTTTGCCTTTTTTTAGGGACTGCGAAATCTGCGGATATTTTTCTTTCCATTCATAAAGTGTTCTTTCGCCTATGCCTATATTCTTAGCTATCTGCTCATCGGTCAAGCCGTCCCTTGCCCAACCCTCAAGCAGTAATAAATTTTCTTCTTTAAGCCATTTTTCATACTTTCCTTTTGCCACCGTCACCACCTCTCTTTATGTAAAAATAAGCAAAAGAAAAGAGAGTACTGAATGCACTCTCCATTAATCAGTATTAAGCGTTAAAGCGTTAATTCTGTCATTCAATTCTATCAGTGTATTTTTCGCATTTAGATAGTCTTTAGGTGTAAAAGATTTATCGTTCCTATTATGAAGCATCACATTGTTTGCTCTCAATAATCTTTGATAACATGAAACAAGTAAATCAAGATCATCTGGATAATTCCCCAATGCATCTTTGCATTCCATAACCAGCCGTGCAAAACTACGTTTATTGAGGCCACAATTTAATTCATCGCTAACATTTTGCGTATTAGAAAGCAGTCTTATTGAGTCTTCCATAGCATCTAACTTTGAATATATTGATTTCATCATAATTCTATCGAAAACGACCTCATCAACTTTGGAATTATCCACTTTTGCATTTTCTAAATTGACTATGTTCATTAACGAAAATGAACCATTTTTATAAGTTTCCTTTATCGCATTAGCAATATCATCTTTTGCCTTCATAACATTTTCATACAATCTATCTTTCTTATAAAAAACAGTATTAATTCCTGCTACATCAAAAATTTTATCAGTAGCATCATCCTGTATCAAAACTACTTTTTTACCATAGGCTTGTCGAATTCCTAATTCATACATAACATTCGGATTTCTTGAACTTAAATCACAAATTGCCATATCACATTCAACTAAATTTTTCAAAATTTTTTGCATTATCGAATCACATATTTGATCGCTATCTGCTCTTATAGGTTCAAATCCTGCTTTTTGGACAGCAGGAACAATTATCTGTCCGTATATTTTATCAAAATGACCTGCAGGATATTTTGGCTGGTCTGATATAGGCATTATAACAAAACAGGTTTTTGCCTTATTTTCTTCGCTCATATGCAACTCTCCTTAGTTGTAATATATCACTAATCTATCATATTATTTGACACAATTCAACAGATTTTACATTTTTCTGTAAACCGCACAATTAAGAAAGTAATAATTTGTATAAAATAACCACACACAACACAGACCGCCCTCAACGAGAGCGGTCTGCCGTTATTTTTGAAAAAGGAGAACTACAAAATGCCTCTTATTATCGATTTCTTCATTTTATATTATACTGCACCTAAACCGAAAAACCGAACAACTTTTACCAACGGTGGCGGTTGCACATAATTCTTATGTTGTCGGGGGTATTGATTCCGCCTGTATCGACTGCTATCTTCGCCCAGCTGTATCGCAAGCTAAGGTGCATAAATAAGCAGTTCTCCACAAAATCGTCACGAGATAGGCTGTTGAGCGCTGCGTTTCGGCGGATTTCAAGGTTTTGTATCTCCCTCTGAATATCGGCAATCTGCACCACCGCATTGCCGACCTTGTCAGATGTTTGACCTGCACTCGGTAAATCCGACAGCTTAGGCGATGTATTGTCAGCCTCGGCGGCTATGCGTGCAATCTTAGCTTTTAACCTCGTAATTTCTCGGTTTATGTCTTTGATTTCTTTTGCGGTCAAGTTATCACCTCCAAATCATCAAGATAATCAGCCACAATTTGAAATGCAATCAGCATTCCCTCGCTTATGTAATAATGCTTGTCTTTTCTGCTTTTGCTGTCATTAATTTTTACCCTCCAGTCTTCTTTCAAGCCGCTCAATTTTTTTCTGTTTCCATTTATTCACTTCTTTATCACATTGAAACATTATCTTGCATTGTTCAAGCATAATTTCAACATCTGCCATTTCTTCAAAGATGTTATCAACAGATTTCAAATCATCTTCAAGTGATATTTTTTCTTTAGTATAATTTAATTTTATAAGGCTTTTACACAAAGCCTGCGATAATTCAGACAGTTCCTCGACAGTCTTTATTATCTGATTTTCCACACCGTATGTATTGATTGCTTTATACATAGTCTCTTTTGATGTCATTGTGTTCACACCTCACTTCAACAATTCATCTGTTGTAATGTTAAATAAATCTGATATAGCTATTATGGTTTCGATATTAGGCTCAAATTTTCCCTGCTCATAGTTTGAAATACTTGTTCTGCTCAAATAGAGCTTTTCGCCCAACTCATCTTGCGTTAATCCATTTTTAAGTCTTAACGCTTTTAGCTTTTCAGGAAATGCCATTACTCTTCACTCTCCTCAATAGGAACAGGCTGATTCCAACACATAACGCAGTTACCGTCATTTCTGCAATCATCTGCACCCATAAGTCCTAATCTATAAGGACAAAAATTGGGTGTTCCGTCATCTTCAAGCGAAACATTCGGATATTTTTTTAAAAACTCACTCAAATAAGTTTTCTGTGGGTGTTCGTCACTCCACTTCTGCACAATTGCAACTGCCCTTTCGGGATAAATCGTTTCAAAGTCCGAACACAACATCGTAGAACCATTATTTAAATGGCTCAAAGGGCAGTCAGCACAATTAAGTTTACATGCATATCCACCGTGATTTAGTTTATGTTTTTTCGTCATCCTTTGCTTTTCGGCAAAGTAATTTTCAGTTCTTGAACAATCAATCATTTTCTTCACCTCTCCAAATCCATTTTAGTCCCACAATAAGGGCAGTAGTTGCTGTCCACATATTCCTCGCAACCGTTGAGCAATGCGTTTCTGCCGCACTTTGAGCAAAACGGCGTGCCGTGTAGTCCGCCATACGGATGTATATATTCTTCAAGTTCCTTTAAGTCAAAATCTTTCACAAGCCATTTTCCATGCTTGATTTCTTCCATTTCACACTCAGTAGCATTATTGGAGTTACTACCGTCAACTTCGATAATATGCTTAACTGTTTCGGCATTTCGTTTTGAATTAAAGTATATCGTGTTTACACTACCGTCTGCGAACGGTATATCCAACGCATAATCACCGCATACCTCACGAATTTTTAATTTATTATCCATTCATCTTCATTCCTCCAACAGTTCCGGATTATCAACAAACAAACTTTTCACATTGTTGCTTTTTTCAAATTTCTCAAGCTCCTTTTCTTTGAGGGATAGCTTTTCACGCTCAAAATCCATAACTTTTTTCAAATTTTCTTTTTCAAAATAAAATATTACAGGTTCTTTTATTTCTCTGATTAAGCCGTATTTCTTAGCTAATCTAAAAATAAAAACCTTTTCAAGTCTTGATAGTATTTTACCTAATTGCTCTCTAAAATCTTCAACCGACATTGTAGATTTGTAAAAATTACACATTCTGCAAGCAGGATTATAATTTTCAATATCGTTTGCACCGTCATACCAATACACGCTCTGTATATGGTCAACTTGCATTTCCTTTAACGCAAGTTCACAACCACAATAAGCACAATGGCCGTTGTATTTTTCGTAAACTTTTAGTCTTGTAGATTTTGATATATGCTTTCTTTTCGGCAATTTATATCACACTCCTTTTTTGATTTAATATCGCATATTTTCTCTGTGCTTGCTTAATTCTCGCAGCTCTGCAGTCCTTGCAAATGTCATTACTTTTTCGTTCATAAAAGGTAATTCCACATCTTTTGCAGAATTGTGGTTCTATTCTATTAAATGATGTGCAGCTGTCGCAGTCTTTTTCGTTTGCCGTACAGCCGTTTATGTTATCCCAATAGGTACAATAATCTTTTTGCCAAAATTCAGCGTACTCACTCTCAACATTTGAGTTCTCTTTCGCAACACATTTAATTTCACCTGCAAGCATAGATAACAAGACTTTTATCTTCTCCTTGTCCTCTTCAGACATAAACCTCTTGTATTTAATCGTCCTGTCCGGAAGATTATCGCCAAACTGACCATTGCCAATGTATGCTCTTACCTTATCAAGCCTTTCAGTCAAGTAATAGTCAAATACTCGACCTCTGATAGCTTTAACAGATTTGCCAAGCACATCTGACATTTCTTCATACTTATAGCCTGATTTAATCATTTCACCAAGCTTCTTAAATTCTTCAGCCGTCCACTTTATGTGATTATTTGCCTTAACTGGTCGCTCCTTAATATCAATGTCTAATATTCTTCTCTGTATTGCTCCTTCCGTTCTATTAAGCAGTATCGATAATTCTCTATAGCTATATTTATGTTCAGCAAGAAATTTCTTAAGTCGCTCATCTTCAACAGTAGTCCAAGGTGATGTAATAAATTTATAGCTGTGCCTTATATCAGTTCTTCGCTTTTTATCAACCCAATCAGGTTCTACACCAAGATAATACTTTTCAAATTTAGAGAAATTCAAAAAGCTCTGATTCTTGTATGCCCATTCCCAAAATTCATCAATATAAACTACCTCAAACTTTTCTTTCTGCCTGCAAATCGTATGTAAAGGAAGACCTCTATTTTGTGCCCAAGAAATTTTGATGTAACCTCCGCTACTTTGATTACCATAAACAGCTTCGCTCAAATATGATAAAGTTACATATCTTTCTCCACAGCTCAGAAAAGTTCCAAGCTTTAATTTATTAACTTTGTTAAGTACCGAATAAACAGAGCGTGATAAATGTTTTGTAATGTTTTTTACACTAACATTTCCCCACACATTCCGTAAGTAATCAACCTCTTCCTGCGTCCAGTTCCTTCTCATTTTTTACCTGCCTTTTTCTTTTTTCCTGCTTTCTCGCTGTCCCACACGCTGTCTACATAATCGTCGCTAAGTGTACTTTTGTAATTCACAGAGTTAAGATGTTTTTGTATGTGCTCGTTATAACGACCGCTTGCTTTTGCTTCATTTAATATGCTTTGAACATCCTCTTCGCTTCTGTTCAAATCCGTTGCAATGCGTGATATCGAATCACCTCTGTATGTATATAAACATATTAAAAATTCTGTATCGGTTGTCGGCGGTCTGTTTAACTGCTCTTTTCTGTGTAGCGCCGCCTCGGTTTTGGCTTTACTGACACAAGCTGAACAATATTTTGTTGTTTTTGCTCTTGCTGTAAATTCGTTACCACATATTTGACATATAGCTGAATACATTTATTTCATCTCCTCCAAATCTTCAAGTCTGCAATACAACAATGCAGAATTAGCGTTTAAATCCTTTATTTCAGCCTGATAATAAAACTTTCCTGTTATGCCTCGTCTGATGATACAGCCCTTCAGAATGTATTTTGCGCCGTTGTAAAGCACCTTTCGTTCAAGGTTTCGTTTAACTTCCGAAATATTCACAGTTCCTCAATCCTTATGTAAATGCCTGGTACATCTGCCCAAAACTTTTCACACATCTCGCTTGCCACGAGTGCGTCATCTGTCCAAAAGCCCACGAGCGTCATACAGTCCTTGAGCATTTTTTGTAGGTTATCTGTGTCGGGCTTTGTAATACGATACTCACCATCTTTGTGTCTGCCTTTTGGAAAAAGCCAGCTTACCCTCAGCCTTACACCACTATCATATGGCTTTGGCGGTCTATGCTGTTTTAGATGAGCTACAAGCAAAGCCTTTGCCGATTTTATTCTCGGTGAATCGTAAAATATCGGCTTTCCCTTAACGGTCCTCACTCTGCGTTCCTGAGCTGTTACAGTCGGCACTTTTTCCATTTTCATAAAAAATTCTGTTACTGATTTATCCATAGTAAAACCTCTGATTTTTGCTTTTATCCTTTGAAATGTAAATCTTATGCGTTCTTGTCATTTCGGCTATGCGGCTGCCTAATGCCTCGTCAATTGCCGCAATTTCGTTTATGGAAAGCTCGGAGCTTATCACTGTTGGCAGCTGCTCATTGTAGCGGTGGTTTATGATTTTAAAGGTTGTATTCACATCGGCGTTGCTTATTCCCTCGCCGCTGCGTGTTTTGAAAAAATCGTCAATATACAGCACACCGGCATTTTTTACATTGCTCATAAGTTTTTCGTACTGCTCAGCGTTTGTTACTGCTTGCTTAATAGCCGTTATGTCATCGCCCCAAAGCATATACCTTGCGGATCTGCCCTGCTTTAACAGCGAACCGATTATTGCGGTGCAAATATGCGTTTTACCGCAGCCTGACTGACCGCCGATGTAAAACCAATCTACAGGATTGTTTGCGAAATCCTCGGCACATTTCTTTATGTAAGCCTGCCATTCGCTCTTGACAATATATGTTCCAAAATTGTACCTTTCAATCAGCCTTGCAAGTCCGCTTTTCTTAATTCTTCTAATCTCTGCTCTTACCTTTAAGCACTCGCACGGTTGGCTAACAACCTCAAAAGTTTCAGTGCCACAGAAATCTCTTTTTATTGCACGATATACAGCGCCTTTGTTTTTGCAGAGTTTGCAATCGTAATCTGATAACTTTCCCTGTTGAGCATTGAGAATATCCGCCTCTCGCTGTGCCTTTTCCTCTGCCGTAAGCTTAGAGTACAACCTCGCCTGTGTTAAACGCTCCTGTGCTCCGTCTTTTGGCAGGTACTTTTGAATTATTTTTTCGTACGCCGTCAAATTCCTCACTCCTTTTTCTTAACCAACGGTTAATGTATTCTCTAATATCATCAAGTGTTTTTCTGCTGTCGGGGTGTAGCTCAAAATACTTAGACATCTTTACGAGTTCGTTTTCAACATCAATCAATGTGTAAATATTTTTAAAATTATTCAACTGAGAAAATGTCACTTGATAATCACTTTCATCTTTCAACAATAAAGAAATAAAAGCATCGGTTTTCTTTTCTTTTTCTTTTATTTTATTTACTTTTATTTGTGGCATATTTGTTGCAGAAACTTCGGTTTCTGTTGCAATAATCTTAGTTTCTGTTGCAGAAACTCCGTTTTTGGGTGCATTTATTAAAGCCGCCTCGCAATTTTCTTTTCCAAGCAGCCAAAATTTAGATTTATCAACCTTGTTCCTAACAGTCACTGAAGCGTAGCGTCGCTGAATTCCGACAGAGGTCATAACATTTTGCCGCAGGAGGTCTTTGTCAAATAAGCCTATATCCGCACAATAATCTATAACTTGTCCCACAAGGTTTTTGTTTTTAACCCATTTAGCACCAATGTCCCTGCACAAAGTCAAACACACCTGTTGCAAAGGCACATCAAGAAAATACCCGTTTTCGTAAACATACTGCAAACAGAAGTCGTATATCGTGTATCCCAACGGCCCGTATTGATTTAACAGATCCATTATTTTAAAATCGTTTCTCCTGTTTGTGTCTGACGGGTAATAGTCCAAGCCTTTCTTAGCCGGTCTTGCCATAGACATCAATCCTATTCAATTTAATCTTCGTGAGTATGCATATAAATAAACGAGCTGTACTCGCCCATATTTTTATAAAGCCATTCGTCCGCCTGCTGCTTTGATAAATGCGTTTTAAGCACTCTGTCCTCGTACATATAGCCGCCGCAGGCTGTTTTTTCTTTCATTCGTTTTATAATTTCGTCTTTATCGTAATTAGCCTCTATTAAATAGAGTTCGTAGCCATTAGCTCTGATATGCTCAAGGCTGTTTGTATCTGTAGCGTAAATCGCTCTGAATGTATCGCCATAGTTCGATTTAATAAAAATCTTCCACGCACAATTTGGCACATCATGTATGAGCATTTCGTTTTCAAATGTAACAGCTCCTATTTCGTACCATTTTCGTGGTTCTGTAATAAAAGAGCTTTTAAAAATAAAATCCGAACAGTCTTTATACAAAGCGTCTGCAAGGTAGCCGTTATATATCACCTTAATGCTCGGGTGCTCTGTGCAAAGCCTGCGTAATGTGCTTGTGTTTAAGTGGTCGCTGTGCCGATGCGTAAGAAAAATATATTTTATCCTATCGGCTAAAGCCGACAGTCGGCAGTAAGGCACACCGCAGTCAATCAAGATCTGATTATCAAGCAAAACCGCATTGCCTTTACTGCCTGTCGAGATTATTTTTAAGTTAATCATTCTGCAAGGTCGTCAATAGAAAACGGCTCACTTTCGACCGACATTACAGGCTGTTCTTCCTCAAACGGCGGTATATCGTCAAAATTCGGCTCTGTATCGTATTCCTCGCTCACCTCATAATCAACGCTGCCGTCGCTGTTAATTGCGTGTGTGTCAGCCTCAAAAGCATTTTGCATTTCCACGCTCATTACACCCCACTTTGAAATAAGCTGTCTGAGCATTGTTTTCTTTGCCATACTGTCAAAATCCTTTGCCCAAAAGGTGTATGAAGTACCTTTATTTACATCGTTTTTGTAACCTGCCGAGTATCTGATAGCATGTTCTTTCATCTTCTCTTTGCTCCAATAAAGAGCCTTTTCAAAGCCGTTTATATATCTGAAGCAAGCGTAATATCCAATGGTTTTTGCAACCGCTCTTTCGCTTTCATCTGAAATGAGTTTTACCTCAATTTCCTCCGTAAGCGGATTCCAACTAACAAGCTCACCCTCTTTAATTTCAACAACATTAAGTCGCTTGTACTGACCGCTGCGAATAGCAAGCTGAATATAGCCACGATAGCCGAGTACGAATGTAGCAACTGTTCTGTTGTTCTTTCTGTCGTTAAACGGCACCAAGTAATACTGTCCGAGCTGTGGTGACGGAGGAAGTCCGAGAGAGTGACCGCAGAGTGCGGCTGAAAGAATAGTACCGGCATCACACTTTTCAAGCTCCTTGTTGGTGCTTACAACCGAAGTAATTGCGGCTGAAAATTTCTGAATTTCCTTAGGGCTTTTAAGTGAATTTGCAAGTGCCTGCTGAAATCCCTTCGTGCTAAGCATAGCCGAAAATTTGGGCTTTCCCTGCGTTGCTGTGTTGCTTGATTTTGTCATATTATAATTACTCATATTTTAAACCTCTTTCGTTAATTAACTGTTTTACCGCCAAAGCAAAGTCTTTAAGCTGTGTTTTTGTTCCGTAAACCGTAAAGCTAAGCGGATATATTTTTTCATCTGCCCTTGCAGGCTGTTCTTCTTCAAGCGGTGCGGCCACCTCGGTAGGAACATTAGCTGTAAACGGCTCATATTCCTTGATATTAATCTGCTCGTTAAGCTCCGCCTTTTTGCGTTCGAGCTGTTCGGCTTCTGCCCTTGCTCTTTCGGCTTCAATAGCCTTGTATCTTTCAGTTACGGAAGTTATTGCAGCCGATACATTCAAAGTTTGCTTGTACTCGTACAGAATTTCGTCTTTATGCTCCTGCACTGCAATGAGCTTTATGTCGTCCATAACCTTGTCAAGAAAAGCCTTGATTGTTTCTCTGAGTTTTTTAAGGGTAATCGTCATCGTAATGCTCAAGCCGACTTGCTCGTACTTTACAAAATCAATGCCGAGCGTTTGTGCGTACTCATTAAAATACGCTTTTGATTTATCGTGCTTTTCCTGTTTAAGCCCCTGCTCGATAGCCTCGATCTTGTTCTTTAATGCTGAATCAGCTTTTTTATAAGGTGTGGAAATACACTCCTTATACACGCTTTCAAAATGCTCGTACGGTGTCATTACCTCGGACTTAACGGCTTTTCTCTGACTTTCAAACTCGGTAAGCTCTTTGTTGAGAGCCGAACGAATTTTTTTGATTTCTTTGTAGTTCTCATCTGTGCAAACCATTGAGCAAGCAACATTTACCTTGTGCTCAATTTCAGATTTAACAGACTCAAGTTTTTCAATAATAATCGGTATTTGCTTAACTACAATAAGCTGTGACTGTTCGTTCATCACTGCCACTCCTTTTCTGTGATTTTATGAAATTCTGCTGCGCAGTCTTTACTACAAAATTTGTTGCACTCGCTGTCCTCAAAATATGTATAATCTTCTCTGAGTTCGTAACCGCAGCAAGCACATTCACCTTTCTTTTGCGGTATAGGTGCATTTGGAGCTAAACCGTAACACACTCTTAAACACCTCCAACAGCAAGCCTTGTTGACTGCTCTAAGGTAAATGAGCAAAGCTCATCACGCATAAGCTCAAGCATATACTTTTCTGTAAGTCTTGCACCGTTGCCGTCACCAAAATGGCTTATTATGTAATTACGCTTACGCTCTGCCCTCCGTTTTACTTCCTCAAATACAGCACTGCCAACGCTTACCGCAAATGTATTGCAGAATTGATTGTAGGTAATCATCTTATCTCCCTCTTGATTTTTATTTGATTTGAGGATATAATAAAATTGATATTAATTTTATATATCCTTTTGAACCGCTGGAACTGTGCGAGAGTTTCAGCGGTTTTCTTCATATTTTGCGATAATAGTCTTGAGGTCCGTTAATGTTTTGTCGAGTTCTTTAGCCGCTGACGGCCTGTCCAAATATATCAGTTTAACAGCTTTGTTGGCTGAAAAGCTCCACCCGTCCATAGATATGCCAACATCTAATTCGCACACATGTCCGGCGAAGTCAACGAATATCGTCGGTTTATTGCCTGTGAGCTCCTGTTTGGTCGGCTTACCATTAAACTCGAGTGCAAGTGCCATTATTTCAAGCACTTTGGATTTTACTTTTTTTGTCATCCGGTTTCACCTCCTCTCCAAAAACATCATATGCATACATACTGTTAATGCGTTGTCTAAGCCTTGTGTTTTCGTTTTTGTAACCGCGGATTGCGTCATTCTTAATGCTAATGTCAAGCCTTGCGTTCTCAAGCTCAATCTGCAAGTGCTTGACTAAGCTATGTAAGTGCTTGTTCTCGTCCTTAAGACTGCGTTTTGTTTTAATGTGTCTGAGTGCCATTTGTTATGCCTCCTTATAGTGAATCATAATATTTTTTTGCGTCTTCTTTTGAGATACGCCATTCACCGTACATTTTTTTGGCCGGCAAAATGCCCGACTGTGCTTTTTTCTTTAAACAATCAACCGAAAAGCCAAATAGCATTGATACATACGGTAAATCCATATAAAGAGGTACATTTTCCCAGTCGGTTATTACCTTTTTTGTCGATTTCATATTACTCCCCCACAATCGTAACTAAGCTGATAGCGTCCTCAATCAGAGTGCGAACAAGGCTCGACATCTTCTTTCCGGACTTCTCGCAAAGCTCGTTAAGAGCCTTTGCGGTTTCATCTGATACACACGCAGATACTACATTTGAGCCTGATGTGGCTTTGTCTGCGAAAATGACAATCTGTCCTTTGTTATTTAACATTTTGTTTCCTCCTTAAATAAATTTAATTCTACGATTATTGCAACCTCCAGACAATGTGATATAATTTCAATATACGATAATGAGAGGAGGTGCAATGAATGGAAGATATATTTCAGTGGTTAACTCTTGTGCTGTCACTATTGTCAACAGTAAGCACCTTAATTTTAACTTGGCTGTTGTTTAAGAAGGAACATAACAAAACTTACCTCAAAGAACGATACGAAAAAGTTATATTCCCAATATTTGACATACTCGAAAATCATCTTTATAAAAAAGAGATAACTCCTGATGTCAAACAAGCAGTTGACAAGTGCAAACATATTATTAACGATAATAAATTAATTGTGGGTGGAAAAGTTAACTATGTTTTTTCTCTTCCGTTAAATAAAATTAATTTTCAAAGCATTTCAAAATTAGTGGACAAAGAATATGACGAGTGCTGCTCTTCCTTGGGTATACCTTTAAGACCATTAGATAAAAAGATGTACACATATCGAACACGAAATCTACGAGTTTTAATATTAGGAATTATAAAATACTCATTACCACTCATCGCAGTTATTCTGTTAACGACTATTCTGATTTTGCTTTCAAAAATATTTCTTTCTTAATGAATAACTCCTGCTTTAATTAGCATTGCTATAATCAGCAGAAGTAAAATGTTTGCGTTAAGAACAAATACTACAAATAGCAGGATTTTTTTCACTCTTTCATCTCCTCATAAATGGATTGGTTATCATGCTGTTTTCTGTTGTTCGGCAAGAACTTTTTCAAGTTCTGCGATACGCTTTGTAAGAGCACCGAGATTTCGGTAAACTTCAAGCATATCTGCTGTGTAATCGGGAACTTTGTTCTCAACAGATTTCATTCGCTTGTTGAGATTATCAAGTGCACCGTACACATTAAAAATTTCGTCTGTATGTGTGTCAGCCATATAAATCTCCTCCTAAGCTGTTCTTTGCTGTTCGGCAAAGTCCTGCTTATTGTACAGCTGATTTGCTATACTGAATTGTAAGATAAATAACAGAAATCAAGTAATACGCTTTAAGCGTAAATCTTTTCCAAAAAAAATAAAGTCAACAGGAAATCTATACAGTTCACCTATTCTATGCACCATATCCCAACTTGGCGAATATGTTCCTTTTTCGTAGTTAGAAAGAGTTTCCTTGCTAATATTAAGCATATCAGCTGCTTCTTTTTGAGATAAACCAGCGTTTACCCTTGCAGCTTTTAACGTGATTTTAGGATATTCCATTTGCCTCACCTCCTTGGTACACATATATAATATCACGCTAAAAGCGTAATGTCAAGCAAAAAGCGAAATATTTTTAAAAATATCTTGAATTTTTTACGCTTTTAGTGTATAATGCAAATATAACATAAAAGTAGGTGATCTAATGAGCGATAATAGTGAGCTTAACAAAAAAATTTTTGCAAAGAATTTAAACTATTATATGACTACTAACAATAAAACCCAATCGGATCTTGTAACGGATCTGAATTTAACAGCTTCGACTGTTTCTGACTGGGCAAACGGAAAGAAATACCCTCGTGTTGACAAAATGCAACTTTTGGCTGACTATTTTGGTATTCTTAAATCTGATTTGACAGAGGAACACGAAACATCAAAAATGACTGATGACATTGAACTCCAAGAATACCTCGAGGAGCTCAAGAACAGAAGTGAACTAAGAATGTTATTTAGTCTTACTAAGGGTGCTACAAAAGAAGATGTGGAAAAAGCAGTCAGAATTATTGAAGCATTAAAAAAGGATGAATAGCTTTGGGAGAAATTTTTATTAGAGGTTTAGAATTGCCGCTGACCGTACGAGGCGTAACGGTCTTAGATGAGGACGGCAATTACAATGTATATATTAATATTCTGCTTAGCTATGATACTCAACAGAAAGCCGCTAAGCACGAATTAAAGCACATTACATCCGAGCATTTTTATGATTATGAGCCTGTTGTTCATAACGAGCTTGAGGCTAATGCTATTTGATAAGGAGAATTGATATGGGATTTCTTGATACCTTTAAGGGTAATCAATATAAGTCAGAAGTAGAACGCTTACAAGCTGAACTTAATCAGCTTAGAAGCACATTTACTCCTGAAATGTATAATGCCCAAAATTTACTTATGCTCACACAGAAATTGCAAAATGATATTAATAACTTAAATGCAGTTATTGGGCAAAAAAATAACGAGATCAATAATTTAAACAACAAAATTATCGGTTTAAATAACACTATAAATAACAAACAATCTCAAATAATCTGTATGGATGAACAAATTGAGTTACAAAGTTTCGGACTTTATACTCCTAAGTATGACTTTGCTTCTTCTGAATTGTATAAAAACAGATTATCTCAAATCCGAGATACACAAAAAGCTCTTATAAAAAACGGTCAGGCTGTTACCGGTAACACTAATTGGACTGTAAATGGAAGTAAAAGTCAGGGCAAAAAAATGGTTAAAGATATGCAAAAACTTTTGCTTAGAGCATTCAATAGTGAATGTGATGAACTTATTGATAAAGTTAAGTACAATACTTTTGATACGGCATTAAAAAGGATGCGTAGTTCCTGTGAAGCAATTTCAAAACTTGGCAACATTATGGGAATTGCAATAACTACTCAATATTTTAATGCCAAGCACGAAGAACTTTGCTTATCACTTGAATACAAAAAGAAAAAGCAAGATGAAAAGGAAGAACAAAAAGAAATAAGAGCTCGTATGCGTGAAGAGGCTAAACTACAAAAAGAAATTGAAGAAACTCGTAAAAAAATAGCTAAGGAACAAACTCACTATCAAAACGCTCTATCACATCTTGAACAGCAAATTAAAACCGCAGCCGATGTTGATAAAGAAGAATTACTCAAGAAAAAAGAACAAATCATTAACGAGCTTTCTGAAATTGATAAATCTATGAAAGATATTGATTACAGAGCCGCAAATGCAAGAGCAGGTTATGTGTACATTATATCTAATGTTGGTTCATTTGGAGAGAATGTGTATAAAATAGGTATGACACGCAGACTTGAACCAATGGATCGAGTTGATGAGCTTGGGGACGCTTCTGTTCCGTTTAACTTTGATGTTCACGCAATGATTTTTTCCGACGATGCTCCTTCACTTGAAGCAGCTTTACATAAAGCCTTTGAGGATAGAAAAGTCAATATGATTAACACAAGACGAGAGTTCTTTAATGTTACTCTTGATGAAATAGAAGAAGTTGTAAAAAAGAATTACGATAAAACGGTAGAATTTACTCGACTTGCTCCGGCTGAACAGTATCGTGAATCTCTTAAAATTAAAGAGCAACTAAAGCCGTAGGGTTTTACAGTAACATTTATTAAAATAAAAAATCCGCCCTATCCTGTTGGCGCAGGGTAGAGCGGAAACCATTACACATAGGGTGCAACGGTACTTAAACAGCAATATAATTGTACCATACTCCCTTGTGTTTTGCAAGTTTATCGAATAAAAACACAAGGGATTTTTGCACCCTTTTTTAAAACAAAAGGAGTGTTATAAAATGAAAAAGCGTAAAGACGGCAGATATCAAAAAAATATCTATATCGGACGAGATGAAAACGGCAAAGCTATGTATAAGTCTGTATTTGGCAAAACGCAAGCTGAGGTTACACGCAAAGCAAATGAAATCAAGCTAAAAATCAGCAAAGGTATGGATATTCTTAGCGAGAATATGCCGTTCAGTGAACTCTGCGAAAATTGGCTGATATACAAAAAGGCTCTGCTTTCTTCTGACAAGCAGTATAAGAGTTATAAAACAAACCTTAAACCGTTTTCTGTATTAGGCGATGTTGCAATCAGCAAACTTGTAAAAGCAGATTTTCAATGTATCATAAATGACTATTTCGCACGAAATCCACATACAGGCAAACCGACTTCAAAGAAAACTCTGCGTGATTACAGAATGACCGCAAGGCAGGTGTTTGACTTTGCTGTTGAAAACCGCATACTTGACTACAATCCATTAACATATGTCAGAATACCGAAAAATGCACCTGTAAGCGAGCGCAGGGCATTGACCGAGCAAGAACAGCGGTGGGTTATGGAAATGCCACACAGAGCACAACTTCCTGCTATGATCATGATGCTGTCTGGTTTAAGATTAAGTGAATGCCTTGCGTTGCAATGGTATGACATTGACCTTGAAAATGCTCAAATTAGTGTTCATCAAAAACTTGTAATGACAGGAACTCCGCACATTGTGCAAGGAGCAAAGTCAAAGGCTGGCATACGAACAGTCAATATTCCCCACACCCTGGTGGATTTTCTGAAAAATCAAAAGAACCATAAACAATCCGACTTTGTTGTACTTACAACAAAAGGGGAGTTCTTCTCAACAACAGCGTGGCGAGAACTGTGGGACAGCTATATGGCAGACCTCAATCTTAAATACGGAGATTTTTCCGAATATGAGCGAAAGCCGAAAAGTAAGTTCGACCCAAAAGGCGTTCCTTTTGTTATTGAAAGATTCACCGCACATTATCTAAGACATACTTTTGCTACAAACTTGTTCTTTTGCGGTCAAGATTTACTTTATGTCCAAAACCAACTCGGACACGCAAAGCCCGAAACGACTTTGAATATTTATACACATTTAGTGCAAACAAATCAGATTAAGAAAATCAATAAAATTATAGACCTAAACGATTACATCTCTGCGATTGCAGAACCGCAAAAAATGATGTTAGTCTGATGTTAGTCAATGTATAATAAAAATACGCTTGTTTACTGCACTTTTTCAAATTCTTGTAATGTTTCGTAATCAGTAGGTCGACGGTTCAAGTCCGTTCACCAGCTCCACAAATAAACCGCATAGCCAAGCCGTTTTTAAGGCTTGTATGCGGTTTTTCTTTTTGCCTGTTTCCCGTAAAACATTGCTTTTAACTGTATTATAATATGCAAATACAGTAAAAACCCCTCACCTACTTCTATTAACTAAGCAAGTCACTGATTTTATATGCTTATATTCTTTATGTTTTTAATACAAGGTTGATTTTAAATCAAATGCAAAATAACCGTTTACATCTAAATAATACTAAATTATGCCGTAAAATTAAGGTGTAGTAACACATACCCATAACAATTTTCGTTAAAACGGTTATTTATCACAAGTTTTGGTAAATTATGGTTTAGAAAACTATTTCATCAAGCAATTGTAAAAGTTTGGTCGACCTTTTCAAAGGTTGTGGGTGTGGGCAAAGCCCACAAATGCTTTCCGTTTATGCAATCTGACGATAGGTGCTGTAAAAAG